TTCAACATTTTGAATACTTTCACTGACCTGCATACTACCGGCATTTCCAACATTTTGAATTTCTTCACTGACCTGCATACTACCGGCATTTCCAACATTTTGAATTTCTTCACTGACCTGCATACTACCGGCATTTCCAACATTTTGAATTTCTTCACTGACCTGCATACGACCGGCATCTTCTTCTATAAGATGTCCGTCTTTTACTCGTTTAATTTTAAATTTAAGGTTTACATTTTTTACATAGACGTCTGATCTACCCTCGCAATCAAATAACACCATATTCTTCGCATGACGAATTTCAAATTCGACTTTTTCTTCTTCGTCATTTCTAACTTTTACATAATGACTACCTGGAAGAAGTTGTATATTAGAAAGTACAATTCTTTTTATTTTTTCACCATCTTCACTCGTCATTTCACCAATTGCATCTTCATCTAACTGCCATTGATTAACAGTAATGTGTTTTACTAAACCTTCTTCAGATTCTTCACAGTCTTTAAACATTGATATAGAGGCTACTGGAGGTTCTATACTTTTAGATGGGGGCCCTTGTTGTCTCATATATTCAATAAAAGGCGTTTCTTCTTCGGTAAGTTCCCTAACATTAACTGAATCACCCAATTCTCTTTTCAGTTCGTGTCCTAAATATTTATAATGTGCCATTGCAATATTTTCGAGTCTACTCTGTTCGGGAAAATCTTCGATTTTTGCCACATTAATCTCTCTACCAGACGATAATGCATACTGTTTATAATTATCAATAGAAATATTTTTAGTTATTCTATACATTTTATCTCTTTCTTCAGCTTTTTCAACTACCGAAAGAACTTTATTATACAGGTTAATCGTAGCACGGCTAATACCTTCGTCTACTTTATTCTGATTAAATTTATAAACCTCGCAATTATCTTCAGGTACATCCCCTTCTCCTTCTTCCGACCAACATTCTTTCACCCCATTTCCTTCTCTACATTTTTCAACCATTGGTCGACCACACCTTAAAAGTGGGGTTTGTTCGACTTCTTTAACAACTTCCTTACCTAAAAATTCAATATATTCCGCAATTTCGTCTGCATCTTGTTTACTTACAACACGTTTTGAAATAGCTTCAGAAACAAGTGGTTGTTTTAAAACGGTAACCATAACATCAATCATTTGTTCCATTAACGTACCAACGATTGTGAGACCATTATTTGTTTCAGACCTGTAGTATTCGCGGTAATTTTCGGCGTTTGCGATTCTATCTTTAATTTCTTCAAGTTTATCAACAGCTTCAACTACTTCAGTTGGGGCATCTACTGGTAATTCTGTGGGTGGTCTAGACGCGGGAGGTTTAGACGCGACAGGTTCGTCTCCTGATTTTTTAAGAATGTAAATAATTATCAGTATAATTATTACCGAAACTGAAAGTCCTACACCTATTTTATGTTCTCGTTTCATTTATACTATACTATTATTTTTTAATTGAGTATCCTTCGACTTGTGGTTCTATTGCTGCCAAATATGGTTTCCATTTTATTTTTATATCTTTTGCATACATCACTTCACCGTGTACTTCATGGGGCGGTGGTGGTCCCCCGTCGTTAGGGCACCCAACTTTCCATGTAAAATCATCTACAAATCCAATCTTAATTTCTTTTGATTCTTCGTGACCGTCCTCGTATACGAGTATAGATGTCATATCAAAACTTACATGGCCCATTTTAAATTTCTTTATATGAACACCATTTTCAGTTATTATTTCACCTCCGTCACCTTCACTGAGTGCACTGAGTTTCATTTCGAAACCTGTGATATATTCTGTATCCTCACATTCTTTGTATAATTTTATAGATGCAATTTTATCACTTTTTAATGCCTCACCAACCTTTTCCTTTATATCACTGGTAGATTCAACTACTTTACCAGGAATCGATTGTAATCCTCTGATAACAGATACCATAGAAGCTGCACTCGATGAAAAGCAACAAAAGACACATAAACACCATAGTCCCATGAGTGTCCCAGCAGTTTTGAGAGTTGCTGCGTTCTGGGCTATTTTTATATTTGCGTTCGTCATATTATAATAGGCATATATTTAAAAAATATATCTCAACATACTATAAAACATGAGTGAATTAATGCTCGATGATAAACTTGCTATGGATGATGCGAATCCATTTGTAGATTTCATGCCAGGTTCAAGTCGTCAACCACACGACTTTGGTGAATACGTTGCACCAGAAGAAAAAGAAGAAGAACCATACAAGAGTCCTGCATGTGATGTAGTTTCAAAAAATGTAGGTAGACCAGGGTACAGTGAAGAAAAATGTGCTTTATCTAGACCACTTATTCCAGGAAGAAATATAGATAAAGGGTTTACAGAACGTGGTTTTTTTCATAAGTCCGAAAATGTAGAAAAGATAGCAAAAGCTGTAAAGGCTGGTGCAACTAATAACTTCATAATGAATTTGATTAGTATGTTGTTTTTGATTCTATTAATTGTAATGTTCTAAATAATTTTTCAAGTTTCAATTTATTTGTAGATGTTTTTATAACGTCTGGAAGTATATCTAAACATATTTCTCTTACGAGTTTTTTCTGCCAAGAACACTTTTTATTGATATATGGAGGTGAGAATGTCGGATCTAATATCTTTATAGAATTCATAATTCGTATGAGTGAATTTATATTTTTGTTTTCTAATAATACGTTATCTAACTCAATTAAAACCATTTTATGTATAGTTTCAAGTGTTTTAATAACCATGGTATCGAGAAATCTTTCATAACGAACAAGACTTTTATCATTATAATTAAAGTCACACGTTGTTGCTGTGTCAAATGTATCTACTAAATTTTCATAACCTGTACCTTCCTTATATTTAGAATAATAAATTTCAACAAATGTTTTATTTTCATCTATATCGAATATCTGATGACATTGATCTACAAATGCGGTCATGTGTATAAAATTATATAATTACATCTTTAAACCATTCCAAATTTCTTTTCCTTTTCAAACTTAAGTTGACATTTAAGTTTTTCTAAACTATCCTGTTTTTTAATATCTGAACCTGAACAATTGTGTAGTTCTAACTGAATACACCTGGAACAGAAAGATAAATTACAATATTTACATGGTATTGGGATACCCTTTTTTTTACATTTAAAACACGGCATTTAAAAACAACCTAAGTAGTTACCTTTAACTGATATTTTTTAAGTTAGAATGTATACAACTATCGCAAATAATACATTTTCATATTTTCTCACACTCAATGAGTTTAGAGAAAAGATAAAACGGGAACATCCCGATATTGAACCATCATGGATTAAACTTACAACAATAACAATGATTTCACAGTTTAAAAAAAATATAAACATACAGTTTTTAACAGATTTTTTTAAAGAAGATGGTTTGAAACTGAAAAATGCAACTAAAAGTGAAAAAAGTAAATTTGATTGGAAGATGAAGGATACGACATTTTATAATCAAATATCATTGGTGTATGAAGATCATCATAGTACTAAATCCGTAAAAGTCTTTCCAAATGGGAGTATCCAGGTAGCAGGATGTGCCGATTTATTTGATTGTAAACGTGTTATTAAACAGTTATCATACATGTTTAGTCGAATTCTTGGAAAGGAATACGTTATACCAGAAGATGCATTTCGTGTTGTTATGATTAACTCAAATTTTAGTTTGAATAAAAATTTAAACCTCATTCAAACGGCTCAAAAATTTGAAGATGCAGCATGTGTACCACATTCTACGGGTGATAGAGGGGTTTTTAAAACATCATTTGAACCAGATAGATATTCCGCTGTTAAAGTTAAATTTAGACCAGCGGAAGACATGAAAGAGATAACGACGAGTATTTTCAGTACAGGTAAGATTATCATTACAGGTGCAGAAACACTCAAGGAAATTGCATTTGCTTACAATATCATTATATCACATATTCTTCATCATAAAAAGTCTATAATTGTTTCGGATATAGATCCATTGAAAAAAGAAATTTTCAACGTAGCCTCAGGGTACCCCATAAATGATATCATAAAAATGGCAAATGATATAGGGTATAAATCATGGATAGATACTATTAAAAATAAACAAATTAATTTCTAATGTAATACTAATATATAAGATGTCTCAAAGACTTGGTATGGCCGACGGTCGATGTTTCACAGTAAACACTTCGAATCAACTACTCAACAACTATCTCATGAAACAGAATGGTATTACATTTGAAGATAACTATTCTTTTCGTAAAGTTCTCCAGCAAAAGGGTCCAGAACTTTTGAAACCAGTACAAGATTTACAGGGTACTGAAAAGTGTGGATCTTGCGATAAAGCACTTCTCAAAGTTCCAAATATTTATTAAACATGTACGATAAATTTCAACTTTTAACTTCTTTAAGTTTTGTAGAGAATGACACAGTGTGCCATATGTCTCAATGAGGTAAGGCGAACAAGGAAAAATGAACCATTACGATGTGGTCATTTATTCCATTCACATTGTCTACAGAAATGGAAAGATAAGGGTAATCAGAGATGTCCAATTTGTCGTAAAATTTTCGATTGTGAGAATTTCAGGGTACAAATTACCGTACATAATTTATTCGAAGAAACGTCAAATACGGTAACAGTGGATAATAATGATTACATTTTCAATGCACTCGATATATTTTTCGATGTAGGAAATCAAACTGATTTATCAAGCCTTCTTGGCGACTTTGGGGTGAGTGTGTCCGACCTTGATTCCTCTGTTCTTAACGCAGAATGAACTACAGTATTTTTTATAGCTCAAACCAGGATAATTACGAGAAGCTGTTCTAGGATCTTGAATACTTTTACCTTTCGCATCCACTAATAATGGACCAGTCGCCCAACCTCTTTTATGACTAAATACATTTGCTTTAAATTTTAAAAGCTTTCCAGGCACAAGTTTTCCAGATCTTTTTACACGGCTCACAGGAACATTGAAAAATTTAGCTATACTTTCGTATGTATTACCCTTTTTTACCTTATAATTAACTGAACCATGTTGTTTATAAAAATGAAAATCACCTTGTCTAAAATAGTTTCTTTTATTTCCGGGTGCTACAAACATCATAACTTTAAAATGATTTGGTTTACATTTTTCAGATGCTTTTGCCTTATATACTTTTTTAGGGTTATCTGCGACGACTCGTTGAGGTAATCCTTTACAATTTGTATATGTATGAGAAAGATTACGTATACCAGCCCGCTCACCTGGTATACTTTTCTGCAAACGCATACTTTCGTAATCTCCTACTGCATATGCGTAACAATTATTATTACCTATACCAACGGTACGACCCCATAATCTTTGGGTGTAATTTGGTTCAGAACCACTCAGAGGAAGGGATGGTTTCTTCATTACTAATATCATAGAAAAAAATATTGGTAATAAATAAAATGCTCAGAGATCTCGCAAACGCTAAAAAAATGAACGACGTCTTAACGGAACTTCTTATTTTCGTTCTTTCCATCCTTATCAGTACATTTGTACTCCGATTTGCATGGAACCAATCGCTTGTCAAACACATAACGACTCTTAAACCAATCAAGACATTCCTTGACGCGTTTATTCTTTCCCTCGCCATATCCGTCGTTAGAGGACTTTAATTAAACTTCTTTGTAACCTACAAACTTCTCACCAGTTGGTGATTTAAGTTGTGGGAATGACTCAATTCCGTCGCATTTGCTTTTTTCGCAATCGACGAATTTGTGATTAATTCCTTTCTTTTCAAAATATTCGAGTTGTTTTGTTGTCCATCCACACCACGTTGTGCCGTAAACGGTCCATTCTTCACCCGTAGTAGTAGCCTTTTTAACCTGACC